ACGGTCCAAGTACCACCAAAGCCTGCTGAGTTTAAAGATTCCTGTACTGATAAGTGTTGTTTCTTTGCCATGTTTGCCTCCTGCCCTAAGGATTGACGGTCCGTGAATGGGCTTGTTTATTGTTACATTAAAAAGCCGTCTGCTGGCTTTATACTAAATCCTGTGTTATCAAAGTTTCTATTTCCGTATTGTGTTCCCATCTTTATACATAAGTTCCAGTAATTTCTGAAGTAACCTGCTTTTTGCATACTTCCTTCAGCTGACATTTTGTTTTCATATCCTTTCATGATGACATAGTGAACTAAACCTTCATGAAACTGACTAGGTATATTAGGCTCTTCCGTTAATGCAATGCCAGTACCAGACTCAACAAAATCCTCATCATATACAGAACCGTATATTCTTACACTCTTACCTGATGTTGCTGTTGTAAAATTTGTAGTAGTATCTGCACTTGTTACTTTTGCCACCGCAATTGATGGAACATGGTAACCTGTGCTCTTCTCCGATGAATATTCAATCCACCATACATGGTCTAATGCTTTTGATTTCTCAGACATTATGAACTCGAATACTTTTCTGGCGGCTCTTGCAGCCTAGATATTTGGTAATTGTTGTAGTCAACTCTATCAACATCAATAAACTTATGTTGATCAGCCCCACTACCATCAGCATCAAGATCGTCAAGCTTATAATAACGAGTGTCAGCAGTAGTAGTGAAAGTCTCTTGACCTTTAAGGATTTTAGTTTGTTCACAAAATTCATCTAATGCCTTATTTAAGTATATTCTAATTTCTGTTTCTGTCATTTCGGGATGATGCTTTTGGATCATCTCGATCATTTGCTGTTGTTTCATTATGAAACCTCTCCTATTAATATATCTACTTTAGCCAATGTAGCAGAACTTGTTGAAACTAATTCTACAACAGAATCATCCTTATTTAATCCACGCATTGGCATTATTGTAAAGTCACCCACTCCAATAAGCCATACCCAAAATGTTTCAGCATAAGACCGAAATTTTATTTTACAATCAGGAGTTCCTGAGCCTGCTGCTTCTGTAATTGAAACCATCATCCAATCTATATTCAAATCTTTATTAAATATATCAGCATGACCAAGTTGTACTTCGGCTGCTGTTGTGGTATAACTTTTATATTCAAGAAAATGGTCAGTCCCACCTAATTCATATTCCATTGAACCAGCAATGCTTTTATCAATATTACTATGAACGATTCTAGTTTTACTACCATCTGCCGCTTCAACTTCTTCTATTGGAGTTGCTTTACCAGAATATTGAATTTTAAAAGTATCAGCCATTATCGTTTCTGTATTCCCTGTACTGCCTGTGCATACTGAGCTTGAAGGACCTGTAGTTCTTGAAACATTAATCCATGTTCTTGGGAAAATCTTTGTAGATCACTTGTATATGATTGTACCTGTGCGTTCAATTCGTTGCTATAATTTTGAAGTTCAGATTGATACTTCTGTAATAACTGAGCGTCATCTTGTGATGATAGCCTAGCGTTTTCCGTGACTCTTTGAACTTCAGCTTGATACTCTACATTAGCATCGTTAAACACATTCATTTGATTTTGCATTGATTGAGAATAAGCATTTAAATAAGAACCAATTTTTTGAATCTGTGCAGACGCTAATTCTATATCTTCAGAATCTTCTATATACTGACCAGCAATATCAAACCATTGCTCAGTATCTAAATGAGAACTTCCAATAGTTCCAGCTTCCATTTCAGTTATTTGATTTCCGCTCGCATCTAATGATGGAGGTGTATAAGCAGGTGCTGTTGGTAGAGTACCTATTTGATTTGATGACAAACTTGGTACTGAAGGAGTAGATGGAAATACTAAACCAGTAGGTAAAGATGTTCTTTTATCTGCTAACTGTCTTAGTCTTCCTTTAACTGCAGCTCCTAAAAGAATCGCAGGTTCTAAATCTTGTGCTACTACTGTTCCACTACTTGCATAACTTCCAAATGAATCTCCATAAGCTATAGTGGGAAATTTAACTGCAAACACTTGCCCACCAGATGGTTTAACATATGCTTTGTTTTTTAGAATATAACATATGGGATTCTTCGTGGTCGCATAATATATAGAATTAGAATCTGTATATCTTGCTGTTTTATTGGGATCGACCTTACTCGCCTCATAACCATCTTTCTTAGCATAAAGAAACTTTGAATTAGATAAGGAAGCTCCACTACCACTATCATCTATTTCTTCAGCCATTATATGAAGAATGTCTTTGGGAGCAATATTAACTAATTCTCTAGCTGTGTCAGTACAGAAATCAGATATAGCAGTCGTATCTCCTACGCTGCCGATTAAGTCTTCTATTTTTACTTGATATGTTGCCATAATTTATCCGAGGGGAGACTATTAATCTCCCCCCGAGTTTAGTGTTATCTATTAGCCTGAACTTGCAGCTGCGTTATCAGCGACAGCATACATTGTTACGTAATAGTTAGTTCCATCACAGAAAATATCTGCTCTTTCACCAACCACAGCATTGCTAGCTACAAATGTAACTTTGTCTGCTGCGTCAATTACGACATTTGTATCACCGCATTCTACGCCATACATTTTGTCTGTAGTTCCACCGATAATATCAAAATCACTACTTCCAGCCGTGCCAAGAATAAAAACACCTTCCCATCCTTTAGCATTGCCTACTGCTGGTAGCGTAATGTCATATGCACCCGCTTGAGAGCATATAAAGACTTTACCACTATCAGCCATAGTAAGCGACTGAGTAGAAGCTAACGATTTGATACCACCACTTGAACCACCTAGATAAGGTCTAGCCATAATATGCCTCCTTAGTCTGTGACTTTAAACAAGTGATGACTCTCAATTAACTGCATTCCAACACCTTCATCAGACATATACTGATCTTTAACACCATCAAAGGCATTATCGGTCTTAATGTTAGTCTGATACATTGGTGAACGATATTGAGCATGGAATAAGTTCTCCTCACTTACAATAAGCATATACTTATTATAAGGACCACGCAAAGCGGGAGCTGGAATTAACTGGAGTATACCGTGAGGTGTTTCAAGGATTTTATAATTAAATCCGAGAGAATCCCTTTTCATATCACTCATGTTAACTGTCCAGCCAGAGTTACCTGCCATACCTGTAGTTCCAGCAATCTTGGACCAATATCCTAGTGCACCAGCACCAACAAAAGCTCGCTTAACGCCAGCTTCAGGAACATATTGGAAGACCTTTTCCATGTCATCAACAAAACTACTATAATTGTAGCTTGCTTCTGATATAGTAAAGATATTCTCATGATCATCTGTACTAGTACTACTTCCGTAAGTTTCTATAGCACTTACAGCACCATAGGTTGTTCTTACAAGATTACCATCAGAATCAAGAACGCCACCATCAGCAAAAGATTCGTCTGATGCACCATCTCTAGCATCAGCTAGATTTGTTCCACCAACTCTCTTACCGAATAAGAAAGCTTTCTCTTTTTGCATTTTGTGTTCTTGGTTTTTCTGAGCACGTAAACGTGCCAACTCTGATGATTCACCACGTAGTGATGCAGCAAGAAGTGATCCTGTGATCTGGAGAGGTGTTTTGAAAATCTGAGTAGAATTCCAAACTACTTCCAGTTCATCAGACCATGCTTCTGGAGAGGTTGTACCCTCACCCTGTGCATTACCAATTACTAAGAATATGTCATCATCTGCTAATGCAATATCACTTCCGGAGGAAGTCCATAAAGTATTAACAACGACTACAGTACTACTTGTTACTGAGTCAACTCTGATAATACCTTTTTTAGTTCCATAACCATCGGTCCATACTTCACAAATGTGACCTATTAAACTATCATCAATACTACAATTACTAGCACCATCAACTGTTACAGTTGTGTTGGTAGTTGTATCTGAATCAAGATTATCTGTATCCCCATTACATAGGAATAACTGTTTAACCCAAGGATTACGATGTTCAAACATCTTAAAAATTGGGTCGGGTACTTTCCGGCTCTCTTTATTTGAAATTACGGTAGTGAAGGGGGCAACGTCTGTCCACAGTTCTTTTACAACTTGTGGGCTTACGTAGAAATCCCGTCTATCCGTATAGAGGACACCAGAACCTTTTAGGAGTTTTTCTGTTGCAGCCATTTTAACTGTCCTTTATTTTATCGCTTCAAAGCCATTAAGCCAGCGTTAAACACATCTTCATCAGTCATTGGAGGCTCTGTCTTGCCAGTCTCTACTGCTGCAGTTCTTGGCATGGCAGCTATCTCCCTTTCTCTGACGACTTGGTCTTTACGCTGTTGGATTTGAGCATTAGGTGCATCCTTCATTTGGAACAGCTTTGCTAAGTGATCAACAGTAACATTCGCAGGATTACTAGCCCATTGTACAAAATCATTTGCACGGGACTGGTCCCAACCATAATTACTGACCGCATGATTATATGCATTATTGCGTAGTGAATTTGCTTCCTGCTCCAGCATAGCTTGCTGGTACTTTCTAGCATATTCAGTTTCACGAGTCTGCTCCCTTTCTTCAATAAAAGAGATATAATCATCTTGGTATTGTTCCTTTTGCAATCTGAACTTAAAAGACGCACTTTCGGGGTCATT